TAAAAATAATTATTATTATTTTTAAATAGTATATAATAAAATGAATATATTAAGTATATTAACAAATTTGATGATACTTATAACTTTTATATTAGTTATTCTTATGTTTATAAAAATAAACAATCCGAAAAGTATATGCGGAGATATTGATTTTGATATAACTTCTACATACAAATACGTATTTAAACCTGTTTCTATTTTATCCGCTTTAATACCTGGGAAAGAATATGATATAATAGTAAAGTTTAATGATAATAATAAGTTTTCTATAGTTGTCAACACAACTTTAAAAGAAGGTGGTGTGGCTACAACAACGTTTTTAAATAATGTATGGACATATAATAAAAGAGATTGTTTGGTAACTGTTAAATTAGATCAGGATTTAATCAACGAAGTAAAGGACTATGTAACAATTGATAATAATTTAGAATTAACTTCTGATAATCAAATTATTTTTAATGCGAGCTTATTAGGTTTGTTGAATATTAAACTTACCATACCGAAAATTGACAATAATATACCTACTACAACAGGAATACCTACTACAACAGGAATACCAGTATAAATAAAAATAAACATGAAATGTGTTTACGGTTAACATTATAACTTCTTTTGGTCTTCCACCTTCAAGGTTTTGCGACAATCTCCGCAAAAGTATTTTATAATCAACTTCATTAGTAAAAATTTTTCCTAAGATCATATGAAAATCCTATAAATATTTGTAATTTTATTTTCGATAAAGTGTGGTTTAAACAAATAATATATTTTTATAACAATTGTTTATTATGTCAGATAATGAAATAGATATATTAGATATAGATAGTAAAATTATCAAAAACTATAGAAATGAATATAAAAATATTTCTCAATATAAAGAAAAATTAAATGAGATTAAAAATAGTTTATCTCTTAAAAGTATTAGTTTACGTGTAATAGAATCTTTAAAAAAAACTGAAATTGAACTCGAAAAGTATATTCATGATATTGAAAACGATATTTCATTGAATTTTTACATAACAGAAACCGCTTTTTTTCTTGAAAAATATAAAGAAATTTTAACGTCTCCATTAAAAGTTAATTTCGTGGGAAAGCCAATAAAAAACAATAAAGAAAAAAACAAAATAATAACTCAATATTTAGAAGTAGCTAATAAATATGTAAACGTTGAAATAGATAACAAGAATCGAAGTTCGTCTTTCAGCGAAATAGAAAAAATTATATGCTCTACGTGTCAAAATAAAAAAGAATTTGAAAATATAGATACAAATATATACATATGTTCATTATGTTCAACACAGCAAGTTATATTAAAGAACATTTCTTCTTATAGGGATATAGATCGGGTTAATATATCGTCTAAATATATGTACGATCGAAAAATACACTTCCGCGATTGTATTAATCAATATCAAGGCAAGCAAAATAGTACAATAGAACAAAAAGTTTATGACAAGTTAGAAGAGCAATTTGACTTGCATCATTTATTGGTCATGGATAAAAATATTTCTAAGAAAATAAGATTTTCCAAAATTACTAAAGAACATATACTTATATTTTTAAAAGAACTGGGATACACAAAGCATTATGAAAATGTTAATCTAATACATTATAACATAACCGGTAAAAAACCGGATGATATAGGATACCTAGAAGAAAAATTATTAGAAGATTTTGATACATTAACAGATCTATATGATAAACTTTTTAAAAATATAAATAGAAAAAACTTTATAAATACCCAGTACATTTTATTCGCGTTGTTAACAAGACATAAACATCCTTGTAATAAAGAAGATTTTACTATTTTAAAAACTATTGACAGACAAACGTTTCACGACGATATTTTCAGAGTTTTAGCTATGAATTTAGGCTGGAACTTTACGAGCACTATATAATAGTAAAGATTTGAATTGTTGGGTAAAATAAATTATTGGTAATTAGACTTTATTATATGATATATTACACCCAGATTTTTAAGATATCTTAAAAATCTGGGTGTAATATATCAATGTGTCGAAAATTTTTAGGGGTATAGACACAAAATGATAAAGAGGAAATTCATAGAGATGTTAACGGTGCTATAAATATAGCACTAAAACATCTTAAAAGTAAGTAGAATATTTCTACTGAACTGAGGGCTAGCTCTTTTTATCCTAAAATACCAGGGGGATAATACAACCTATAAGGTAACTGTGAAAATGGCAATCCGACAATAACATTCTCATAGTAAGATATATTTTAATATTTTTTACTATATTTAATGATGTTATTGCTAGCAGTGTAAATGTAAAGAAGAGTAATTTTTAAACAACAAACATAGTTTAAAAATTGATTAATAATTATAAAAGACATTAAAAATCTTCAATGGTGTAATTTTTTCTAAACTAAAAATAGTTCAGAATAATATAAATATTTACATATAATAAAATGAAACTAAAAAGAAATGGTAAAACCAAAAGTCGTAGAAGGAGTAGCAGAAAAAGTCGTAAAAGTATAAATGCGAATCGTATAAGAAGTCGCAAAAGAAATACAAGTAAAAGCAGAAGTAGAACTCGCCGAAAAAGTAAAAGTAAACGTAGAAGTCGTAAAAGAAGTAGAAATATTATTAAATATAAGATTCCAGATGGTCTGAGTAATCCTACTTACGATTTCAAATTAATAGAATTGCAAGGATGTGGTTATTGCAAAGATGCAAAAAAATTAATATTAGATAACAATTATACGTTAGAGATTAAACAAACACTATCTTCCGAAGAAGAAAATGAAATTAAAAATAAAGTTAAAGAATACCCTTACTATCCAAAAATATTTAAATACAATAAGAAGAGTCATAAATATGACTTTATAGGAGGTTATGATAAACTAACAGAATTATTAGAAAATAAGTGTTATAATATTTAAAGATTTAATTTTTCAAAACAAAAATGTTAAGAAATCAAAATAGATATAATGTAAATCAGATAAAACAACTGATAAATTTAAACGGAAATAAAATAAATTTCGAACTCAACTTTGAAGTTAAATCTGTTGATAACAGTCCTTTCCAAGCATTGGTAATTTCTGAAACAAACTTAAATTCCGATAATCCTTTAGAGTATAAAGAAGTCAACGATGGACATATCACAGGGAATATAATAAATGATAAAGGTGTTTATCAAAATTATTTTTTATTACTTAAGTCTGATACCCCAACTGAATGCGATGTTACAATAGATATAATAGATATTCCTCTTAACCCTGAACTTCAAAAACATCAGGAAGAAGTACATCAAAGGCAATTGTATTACGAACAAGAAATGAAACATCAAAGTGAATTACGTCAAAGACAATTACAACAAGAAAAAGAAATAAAACAGAAAAATGAATTGCGTCTACAACAAGAAGAACAACAAAAGAAACAAAGAATTAATGTTTTCAAAGATGATAACAAAAATACTGGTACTAATTGGGTTATGATTATAGGAATATGTATTATAGTGGGAATTGGATTATGGTTCGTGTATAATACTAATAAGAAAACTAAAAGTGTAGAAGTTCCTAACAAATCGCTTAATATTTCAACCGAATTCCCAAAATCACAATTGATAGAAATACCTCCTGTTGAAGTTCCACAGGTTAATTTAGATATTCCTTCTGCTAACATTGTAACAGATGGATTAATAAATGACCATATAAGTATACCTCCAATTATGACTAATGTTCCATTTTCTTTACCTACAAGGAGAAATGAAGCTCTATTTAGCAAACTAAATAATTACTTTGGATAGTAAGATAATTATATATAATTTTATTTTATATTGGATAAAATAAAATGAATATTCCGTTTCAAAAACATAGTAAAAGATTATTAAATTTAATGTTTCAAAACTATTGTTCCAATCATGAAGAAGAGTTTACTAAATTAACAATAAAAATATTAAAAGAAATATATGAGCATTTTATTAAAGCAGATTATTTTTTAAAAAATGTTAATATTTCAGATAGAAGAACATATGAGAAAATAAATACTTTAATAGATATACCAAAACCGAGTGATTTTTCTTATATAATTAAAAATATAAGAACGGAAATACATAAGATTTCCAGATTCAAAACTGAGTATAATTTCAATTTATTTAAAAGAGAAATTAAAATACACATAATATCTAATAAATTAAACCTAAAAGAAAACGATAAATATGTATATAGAATATTAATGTGGTTATATGTTATTACAAAATACAATACTGATAAATCATGTTCAAAAAAATTAAATATATATATTTATTTGACGCCTCTTTTAAAATTTCTTCCGTCATCTAAGATAGAAAAAATAGACAAATATCATGTGAATACTGGATTTACAACAACATGTTCAAAAAATTCTAATATTGTAATATATAGAAAAGAAGAATGGTTTAAAGTTTTCATACATGAAACGTTTCATAATCTGGGATTGGATTTTTCAGGCATGAGTAATGTAATTGCTAAAAAAAGAATACTAAAAATATTTCCTATAAAATCAGAAGTCAATTTGTATGAAGCTTATACAGATGCGTGGGCAAAAATAATTAATATATTTATATATAGTTATTTAGTATCTAATAAATCATTCACTAAATACATTGAAAACGTGAATGTATTAATAAATCTTGAAAAGACATATTCTATATTTCAACAGATTAAGATATTAAAATTTATGGGATTAACATATTACGATCTATATTCTAAAGATTCTAAAAGTAAAGAACTTAGAGACGCATTATATTATGAAAAGACAAGCGTCTTATCATATTATATAATAAACAGTATCATTATGCACAAATTCCAAGATTTTTTTAAATTATGCCACGAAAACAATATTAATATCCTCCAAGTTGATAAAACTAGAGATTATCCAAAAAAATTAGCTATTTTTGTCGAAGAAAATTATAAACATAATTCTATGTTAAGTGCGATAGAATGTATTACAGATTTGCTTGATAATTTAGAAAAACAACAAAACAAAAGTAATGATATTATATATCTACTGAATAATATGAGGAAATCATTATGTGAAATGGAATAAAAATAAATTCAAATTTTATAAATTGTATTATATAAAATGAGTAGAAGAATAAAAAAATCTAGGAATAAGAAAAAAAGTGATAGACAAAGCTCTACTAGAAATAGTAGAAGTAAAAAAAGTACTAGACGAAGTATAAGTAAAAGAAGTACTAGACACAGTAGAAGTAAAAAAAGTACTAGAAGTACTAGAAGTACTAGAAGTACTAGAAGTACTAGAAGTAAAAAAAGTACTAGAAGTACTAGAAGTACTAGAAGTAAAAAAAGTACTAGAAGTACTAGAAGTACTAGAAGTAAAAAAAGTACTAGAAGTACTAGAAG